CAACAATTGGGTCAGGACGTCCAAATGAGGTTGGCGATACCATAGTACGCTTTCCAATCTCATAGTGGAAGAACATTTCAATAAATGGGTTGCTTTTATCGAACGCATAAGGAACGATACGAATTTGGCTCTTTCCTACTGGTGGCTTCCAAAGGAACTCGGATACTCCTGATCCTCCACCGGAATTAGCACTCTTTTGCATCTCTTGGAGACGACTTTTAATTGCATCTAAATTGATTGCCATATTATAACTTGTTTGTTTATTTCTATAAATATACGAATCTTTTATGGATTAGACAACTCTTTTATCAGAATTGTTTTGTATCCATCTGCTCCCTGCGATAATAGCATGCAGTCTTTATAGTCGTTCCAGTTGATCATGTACGACTTGTCTAACACACCACCGTTTAATGCTATGATCAAAGCGTTTAACGCATTGATGCTATATAAGGTGTTGGTTTCTTTCTTTCTGTTTATTGAAATTGTGTCTCTCAATCTTCTATCATTACTATATACGTTGTACACGCATACTATGTTATCCGGATTGTGAACATAGGTATAACATTTCAGATTTGCAACATCATTGCTATAGGTCTTGTGTATATTACCAATGCAATACGGCAATTCAGAAAAGTTAGTAAAAGTGCACAATAATTGAGGTCTCATCTATTACTTCTTCTCTAGCGCATCAATTTGCTTCATTAGGGCTGCTTTCTTAACGCCCAATGCAGCAATCTGCTTGTCCAACTCTGCCTTTTGTTGTTGCAACTTTGCAACAGCTTCATCGTCTGCTGCTCCCCCTGCTGCTTCTAATTCGCTAAGGATTCCTTTGCCAAAAGCTCTGTAATCTATGCCAGCGTAGTCTATATCTTTATTCTTCATAGGATTATACTATATGACTATAATTATCTCCTTCCTTTACCTTAAATGGAAATTTACTTGGAATTATCGAGCGTAGTATATCGAGCAATACACTCTTCTTGTGTGCTGGAATGTCGAATAATATGCTATCGTATGTGTACAGCACTGGTAGCATATCTTCGTGTAGCTCGCTGAATACCTGAGATAGTAGTTGTACGTTCTGTTCTGTCTCCTGTAATTGTATAAAGTAGTTCAGTACCTTTGTTGGAGAGGCATCTTCTATATTAGCTATCTTACGTTTGGATATAGGACTTTGCACGTACCCCTGCTCACAATACATCTTCCACAGAAGATCAGTTATTGCTTGTATTCTTGCAAAGTATTCTATGTGCTGGTATTGTCTTGATATACCACCATACAGCTGTCTAAATGTCATCTCTTTTGCTTGTGCTATTTGCTCATCAGTTGGATTAGCTCCAAAGTATTCTTTAGCTAAGTGTTCGTATATATTAGCGTTATCAGCAATGTTGTATCTGGTTAAGCTGGCTAAGATTCTTGGGTGGTAGGAAGTAAAGTCTACTTCCACTAACAATCCATTGTCGTATCGTGACTTGAAACATTCACGAGAACCATCTTCTTTGTTTAAGGCTGCGTAGTTCACTCCACCAAACCTATTACTTGGTCTTCCAGTTGATGTGTAGAGATTATACTTGGTGTAAGCCTTTCCTTCCTTAACATAACCCTGTCCTCCAAATGATTCTTTAAACAAATCCTCATGTACAGCAATGCCATTCCTCTCTATTGTATGGAAGGTTGCTTTAACTGCTCTATAAAACTCATTTGTGTTCTCAGTATCGATAGGCAGCTTATCTACGAGCTCTCTACAGTGTTGTTGTATTTTAATTGGATCAACTAAGAAGTTTGAGCATGCTGATCCCACTCTCTTTCTGTAAAAGTTGATTTGTAGATTGTACTCCTGCTCAGGTATGGTGTTAAACGATAGATAGCTGTTGATTAACGCATCCTCCATGTTAGGCAATGGCTTATATCCACTATAGCTTAAAATGTCGAAATCAACGATGTAACACCGTGTAGCAGTAGTAAAATCTTCGTATGCGTCTTTCTTGAGTAAGGCTTCTGGGTGTTCTATAAATATTGTGAACTCCTCACCATCTAACACTTTAACATACCAACCTATGATCGTGTTGTCCACAAGATGCTTTTGTGGATGCAAACCTATAGCATGACAGACAATATGCTTATCTGCTATTTGATCTTTGAAGTTGTTGTATTGATTTGCTGAGTCTATTATCACTCAACTAATATACTACAAAATAGTTGGTTGAGCAAACTCTTGATAATTTTTGAATGCAAATGGTAATGCTGGGTAAGAGTTGGTTAGGTTGTCGATTGTTCTTTTATTCTCATCAACGATGCCAGGCGTTATTTGTTCTCTATCAGCTAACTTAACCTGCTCTCCATTGACCATTTGCATTTGCCCTTGCACAAATGTCTTTATATCGTAAAGAGGCCCTGTTATCTTCCATTTAATTTGTATTAGTGTGTAGAGCGCTGAGTCATGGCCGTTTGGCTTTCCGTATCTATCTAATCCTTGTTGGCCCACTTCCACTGGCACGTGATCCATGCGCAATGTTTCTTGAAGTAGGTATCTCACAATAAAGCCAATTCTATAATCTCCTGATTGGGGGATTGGTCTTACGTAAATTGGTGCAGTATAAGTTGATTCAATCTTTTCAAATTTATTTAACTTATCGTATATATAGTTGTTTTGGTTGCTGTAATACTTTGTTAAAGTCCTTCTGTATCGTTTACCTATCTTAGGAGGCCCTGTGTAGGCTAGTCCATCTAAAATATGATACTCCCCAACGTAGTTCTCTCCATCAAGGCTGTATTCAAATCCTTTTGTATATCCCGTTACATTTGGATAGGTGAGTGAGTATACGCTTCTTGCCATTAGGTTCTATTTCGTCCAATTGTATTTATTTTTGTTGTCCAGTCGTCTGAGGTTATCGAATGCTCAACTGAAGTGATCTGGTACTTAATCCTCTCTTTCATTCGTTGTGGCATTCTATCTAACTGTACTAATTGACCAAATCCAAATCCACCTATCCCAGTTAAGGTTACACTAAAACTAAACGGCATTATTGGTGCTTTACATTGATCCGAGCTTTGCTTTGATCTTAATTCAGTTACATATGACTTAGCACTTGCTACGTGCTTGTCGTTCACTTCATCTACTAAAGCTGCAATTGGATCATCCTTTGCATCTTGTGTTTTGGAACACTTATCTGAGCCACAAGCGCTTGGTTTTGCGTCACCATTTTTTGGAGCCCCTTGATTGGTGACACCACTAGCATAAAGCAAAAAGCGATCTGCGCAGGATGTTGTGTCTGCTGGGGTTGTTGATGCGTCGCTGTAGAGCGCTTGCGTTTTCATAGCATCTGTCATCTTCATAGACAAGTCAACTGCTCTAATATTGCTTCCATCTGCCTTACTCTTTAGCACAAGCTCACCACCTCCAGTAGGTGTTAGGTTCAAATCTATGACCATAAGATGTGATGCCGACTTGGAGTCTACAATACTAGCCACGTCAATTACGTCAAATTCCCAACCATTACCACAAGCATTATTAATGTCTTTGAGCAATACTTGCAAGTAATCCATTATACTGTCTGAGGTATCTCGCATCTCTTTAGCTAATCTCAGTGCGTGTATGCAGTTTATGTATATGTTTCCCAAAAAACCATCATAGCTTTTATTATCACCAAATTCGCTGGTAAGACTATAGGGACTGCCTTGCAACACACATACTCGAGGGTCACAGCTAAATAAAGAAAATCCATAGTTACTTACTTGAACACCATCAACATCAACTTCAACCAAACATGGATTTCCTTCACACCACGTTTGTCCTGATGTTCTGCTTAATAGCTTGCATAACGATCCGAATGATATAAATGCTTCTGATGTTCCTACACTAGGGTCTCCCATTCCAAACGTATACCACGGACTTGATGTATCTTCTGTTCCTGCTTGATCTCGTTCGTATCCGTTGAACTTTAGCTTAACAACATCTAAATAAATACCTAATTTTGATCCAATTGTTCCTCTATTACTGGCATTATCGATTAACTGTATTAGTGCTGATTGATAATCGCTTGTCTTGGTCTTGGCGTCTTCTTTTTCCTCCTCTTCTTCTCCACTGTCGCCTGGTGCTGGAGGTGATTTTTGTTCGCAGTAACATGGGTTTGTTTCGTCTTTTACTTTAACATCTTGAACAGAGGATGCTGCTCCTATGATATCAAACGTAACATTCCACGCTAAATTATCATCAAGATTAAAGTCCCAGCTAATTATTCTACCTTGAAAACCATCATACGATGCGTTTGAGTTTGACCTTTCTAGTATTTCAATATTTGCAATTGAGTCTGTGGCTACAGTACTATATATCTCTTTATGCACAACACCAGAAGCATTAACGCTCCATCCAAATTGAACGCGGATACTCATCTGCGGGATAAAGTATGAATTAGCTAACTCATCCATAGCAGCATCACTAAATACTTTTAGCTTTACTGTTGCTCTTCTTAACGTACCATACTCACCATGCGACTTTACATCAACACCGTCGATTGTTATCTTTGGTCTGTTTGCTGATGGGTATGCCTCATTGAATGTTGTGTAGGTTGTAATTGGCATTGCACCCGTGCTTGCCATTGACATAATGTATGCCCATGGTTTTGCACCAGACATACCGTACTGAAACTTTCTAGATGCTCTTGCTTCAAGTTCTTTTTGAGTTGCGGCTGGAACGTTTTTAGTACCAAATATTTGTGAAAAATCTACTGCCATTACTGGTTAGCTTTGTTGAAGTCTGAAACATAAGTTTGTGGGTATGCTGGGATTCTTAGTTGACTCCCAGCTGGAATAGCTGTTGATCCTAAGCCTAGTTTATTAGCTGATGCTATAACCCACCAATACTTTACTTCACCATAGTAGTCAAGTGCTAAAGTATCCAACCTATCTCCAGGTCCTGTTCGAACATAAATATCTTCAGGTGCAAAAGGCGCATTGATGATGATTGCAGATTTATAGTGTCTGCGTCCATTATCGTCCTTTATTACTGGTATGTTTTCGTATCTTCTCATTATCCTAAATAAGTTGCTGTGTTGTTCAATAATGCTCCACCTTTCGTTGCTAGTGCAGTTGCATCCAATGAGACACTAAATACATGAGGCGTTCCGCTCTGCCCATCCCATCCTGTTTCAGCTACCTCTGTATCAATTTTAACACTGCTAATAGCGCAAGCAATGCCGTTTACTAATCCAGCAATAGTTAACTCTACTATAGGACCTTTTATATAACTTCCATCCACAGCACCTATCACGGTTGCATTAATTAAGCTATTAAGTTTAGCAATTACATCCGCTGCAGTCCCCGATGCATTTTGAAATAGTCCTGTGTATCCACCAACCACTTTAAATGCTACACTTATTTGTCGCGTAGCTCCTTTATACACTTTAAAAGTATCCATTTGACCTACGTGGTTAATATCTGTCCAGTTTGCAGTATGACTATCGCTAAAACTAGTTAGGAAGGCTGTAAAGGTGACTGTGCCTCCTCCTGCTAGGGACTTTACCTTAACCACATGCTCTCTAACATTGGTTGGTGTTGGATTAAGCTCTTTATTTTTTACAATAGTCTCAATGTCAGTGTACTTCTTTATCTCCGTATAATTTCTCGGTGATGTCCACGTTGACTTTTCTTTCAAGTAGGTTGGGCCTTTCTGTGCGTCTATGTTAACGTTAGCTCGTATTATCTCAACTGCTTCATCCTCGTTACCAGACAATCCTTGCGCTATCGCTACGTTAGGATTAGTAACTCCATTCACTGTTAAGATCGTAGACTCCTTTCTATTTGTTACATTTGGGTTGTCTACTGATGTGAAGTGTTGTATATATTGATTATCTCCAGATAAGGCTGCTAATTGAACTAGAACGTCATCATTGCTGTAGTATCGGTTGCTTAGTATCCTTACGACAGTCTTTGCCTTTGCTGTTGTCTTTGGGTTATTAGAGCCTGCTCCACCAGGCACAAATCCGCCGTCTTGTCCCGATACTTCTTGTGGTACTTTGTTTATTCCGGCTGGATTAATTGTGTCTAAGAAAAATCCATCCTCCTCAAGCATTACGCTGTTGTAAAGAGAGGATTGCGCATCTACAATTGAGTGCGGTGTTGATCCATTCTTAGTTATGTAGCCTCTATTTTGTGGGTCTTGACTTCCGTGTCTTAGTGACGGTAGCAATTGAGCTCCAAAACGATCAGCTAAGTAACCTAAGGTTTGTATTTCAGGATTACGTCCATCTATAAAAGCGTTTGCAGGCTTGGCGTTAATTACAACAATACTCGATGGTACTAAGAACGGTATTTCTTTTACAGGCTTAAATAACGTCGCATAAGGAACGCGGGTAATAATTGTTTTAGTGGGTGTGGCTGGTTCTATATCGGAAGTTACTTTTTGATTAAACTTCCTAATACCCTGTCTTACTTCTATAAAAGGAGTATCTACTGCTTGTGAAATTACAACAGATCCTTGGTTTACGCTTGGTAGTATTCTATTGATCCCCACCGATCCTTGACTTAACGCTTCTGTTGCTATTGAAGGGGTAGTCTGCACAACACTATACGTAATTTGATTTGATGTATATGTGCCTTGTATTCTACCTATTGCGGTTATTGATTTTGCATCTTGGTTAATTGTGAAGCTGCTGTAGACTTGGTTTGATATAGTGGTACCTTGTCTTAATAAGCTATCAATGCTAAATGACTTAATATCCGCTGCACCTTGATTAGGTGCAAACTCAGAAAGAGGTAGTACAATACTCCCTTGATTTAGCGCTTCTATACTCTTGTTAATTATAACACTACTCTTATGCTCTACTGGTAGTTGGTTCTTTATCTTAATGAATCCTGTGTTCTGATCCGATAGGTAGAACTGTGCTAGAGCTGTGGTTGTTCCTAGTCCTGGTTGATTGTTTCTTTTACTCAGACTAATATTATCAGCAAAACCTACTCTAACCTTTTCACCTCCTTGTGTTGGTTTAAAGTCAAAGAGCTTTGGTTGAGGCGTAGCTAATTTGCTAAGTCTATCCAAATTTGCAAAAGGTTTATTTGCTGCCATTATCTTACTCTACTTGTGTTCATTGACAAACGTAACGTCTCTCCAACTTTCTTACCATCTAGGTTAACAACACCACCTTTAGACATTTCTGATCTAAGGCCTCTAACCTCGTCTATAAGTATTTGCATTTTTTCATCTCCTCCTTCTTTCTCTTCTCCACCACCAAACATATCTCCTAATGCAGATAGGGCTGGTCCCATTGCTGCTAGTGCTACTAATGCTCCTATGACTGGCATTGCTGCTAATCCTGCTATAGCCATAAAGGATAATCCTGCTCCTATGCCCATTAACGCTATCGCTACTCCTCCAAGTCCAGCTGCGCCAGCTGCTAATGTTGTTAGGCTTTCAAATACGGCTAACCCTCCCTCAGCTGCTTGTAAGACCATGAGTCCTCCTGCTACTGCTATCATACCAACTCCTAATACAGCTAATGCTGCAGCTCCAATTGCAATTGGGATTGCTAAGAACCCTAATCCGGCTGCTGCTAAGCCTAGCAATGGTAATGCAATGCTGAAAGCTATTATACTTTCCATGTCGACGCCTTTTAATAAACTAAACGCAAATGCTGCTGGTATTAGTGCTATGCCTAATAAACCTAATACCAATATACCTTGCATTGGAACTTTAGCCATTGCTGCTAGTCCTTTGGATAATCCTATCATACCCATCCCAGCAAGCCAACCAGTTAATGCAACGGCTACCATAAATGGTATACCTAGGACAGCTACTATGGAAGCTAATCCATATAAAGCTAAGTTAGCAATACCCTTTCCAATCAGAGCTGCTCCCATTCCCTTTCCTTTGAGTCCTTCTGATAAGCCTTGCAATCCAACTCCTGCAGGTACTCCTAACATAGCTACTGCAACCATAAAGGGAATACCAGCCAATCCTATTATCATTACAGGTGCTGCTAGTGCGAGGTTTCCAATACCTTGAGTTACTTTGCCACCTGCCATCTGCTTAAAACCGTCTGCAAGTCCTTTCATTGCGTTTTTAAATCCACCTCCACCTTTCACCTTATCTGACTTTTTGGCTGCTTCCTCTCCGCCTTCTTTAACTTTATCCATTCCAAGAGCTCCTTTAAGACCACCTTTTATACCACCACCACCTTTCATTCCAGCAAAGAATTTTCCAAAGCCACCAAATAATGATTTGGCCTCTTGTCCAGCGTCTTTAATGCCCTTACTCACTTCTCCAAAGCCTACCACCATTCCACCAACTGTCTTTGTTCCTTCCCACAACTTCATTCCTAAACCACTTGCATTTGCAAGTGTTTCGTCTAATGAACTCTCTCCTGAGGCTAGTGCTTGTTGTTGTTCCTCAGTTAAGTTGTTTAACTTATCTTGGTTTTTCACCATCTTACTAAGGTCTTGGACACTTACTCCTAATGACTCTGCCAACGCTTTACGTTGCGCCATATTCATTTTATTGAACTCAGCTTCTCCTCCTACGTTATTTAACACTTCCTTAGTCATTCCAACTAAGTCTCCATTAAGAGCCAATTCTCGTGCTTTATCTAGATTTATCTCTTTACCTAGTAACACAGAAGCTTCCATTTGCTTGGTAATAGAACTCTCAAAGTCAAGCAACGTATCGGCCATCTTAGTTAAAGATCCAAATTCCATTCCCATCTTCTTAGCTGCAACAGCTGCACTTGCTATGTTCTTACCTCCGTCTTTTGTAAAAGCTGCTACATCCTCTGAGCTGTTTGCTATGTCTTTCATCACGTCACCCGGTGCTACGTGAGCTGCCTTTGCTAAATTACCTGCAAATTTAAGTGACTCATTAGCACTTTCCATGGTGGCACCTGGCATTGTAGCAAATTGTGCTGTAAGTTTACCAGCCTCACTATTTGCAATCCCAAATGTTTTAGCTAAAGAAGATGCCTCAAGCCGAGCATCTCTGGTTACACCCTCAAGACTGCCCATTTCTGATCGCATTCCTGACATAACCTCCATACTATCTTTGGCGCTTGTACCTGTAAGGGAGAAGGCATCACTCATAGCAATGCCTGCCTCATGAAAAGATTGACCAATTGTCATTCCCTCTTTCCTAGCTTCTTCAAATAGCTCCTTTGTAAGGTCGTATCCTTTTATCAGCTGTCCTATAAATACAGCTTGAGCTGCGCGTTGATCCGTAATTATATCTTTGAGTAGCCTTCCATTGGCTACAATGTTCTTTTCAATTTTAAGCCTTTCATCGTCGTACTCAAGTATACGCTCAGCTAATTCCTCCTCCTCCTCTTGTATATGTAAATTCTTAGCAAGTTGGTCGTAGCGTTTAAGTAGTGTCTCTCGATCCTCTACGCTCAATTTTGCTCTGAGCATGTCTTTTAGGAGAGCCTGTCTTGCGATTTGAGCTTCTGCTTCCTCTATCTTTAGGTTTTGTTGAAGAGCTAATTTTTTAACTGCTAGTGTTTTTACAATATCCCCCTCTGCTTCTGCCAGATTTCTAACCTTGTAACCTAAATCACTATAAGCACCCTCTCCAGCCTCTATTTTTTCTAGGATTTGTCCAAGCACATCTTTTGATGCTGTTAGGCTTTTAGTAAGGTTTTTTGTAGCTCCAGTTACTGCATCCATAATAGTCGATGCTTTTCCTCCTTGCTTGAGAAATTCTGCCATCACAGTAGTGAGGTCTTTAAGCTCTTTTGGATCGGCTCCCATTAGAACAATCCTAATTTATGCAACTTAGATGATTTATAATCGTATGCTAATATTTTTGCAAATTTCTTAGGGTCTTGCGCAATCATGTTACGTGCTTTCTTTTCGAAGTCTTTAGCACTCATTCCATACCTTGCACCTATGTCAGTAAAGTCTTTACTTTTTAATAGTGCATCGTATTGGTAATCTGCTTTTCTATTGTTAGCCCATCTAAGTCCATTTGCCACTTTATCGATCATCCAACCAGTAATACTCTCCTCTAATCTTGCGTTAAGGATTTCTTCTCGGATAATTTTATGAAGGTCTGCTTTTTTCATTGCAAATGTATTTTCTTATAAATATCAATCAAAGACAAAAGCCAGTGTATATGTCCTGGCTTATTATCTTGTTCTAGCTTTGCTTGCTGCGGCTTGTTCGGCCTCAGCTTGCTTTTTGATGGTGTTAGCTAATTTGGTGTAATAGTATCTTCTCTGAAACACCGGCATGTTGTACAATTCTGTGTACGTAAACCCCATTTTTCCGTAATACATCAGATCAAATATTTGATCATATATCATGGGCCTGGTTTCAGACCCCAGGCCAAAAAAAGCTCACATTGATGGGCATAGCCATCTTTGTTACTTCATGGCCACAATTTCCACATTCGTAGTGGAAAGTTGTATCGATATCTGGTGTATTTCTCTTTAAGAAATCTCTCAAACCAAAACTATCTCTTGATAGCATATTTTCCGACAGCTTGTGTATAGCGGCTTTATCTGGGTTTCCGTCAATTGCAACAATCATCTGACGAAGACGAGTTGTAAACTCTGGATCAATTCCTGTAAGCTTAGATAGCTTCTTTGCTGCTTTTAGATTTTCTGTAATGGCTTTGTCGTCACCATGCGTTAAAAACTTCAAAGTAATTGTCTGCTTGGTTATTGCTAGTGTGTAATCAAATGTGGTACTACCTTTTTCAAAATTATCCCAATCAATCTCTTTTTCTGCAAAGGTAGTTAAGTCAACATGGTCGCTTTGTTTGCTTTCGCATGCTGGACATGTAATCTCAACTGGGTAGTCGTTTCCGTATGCTAGCACTCGTGCTGCTACAAATACTGCGTTCTTGTCCATTAACAACAGATCATCGTATTTTATCTTTGTGACAATCAGGGACTGTAGTAGCTTATCAATTACAACACCTTGCTTGATTAAGGTTTGTGATGAAAGAATGTCCTCTTCCTTAGCTGTCATGTACTTGATCTCAATCTTTCCTTCTGCTAGTGGATGTCCTTCTGGGTAGAAGTATCCTCTAGATGGTAAATCGATGATCTCTGTTGGACCGTCATACTTACTATCTATGTTAGTTACAAAGTCTTGGGTAAATTGTGCTTTCAGATCTTCATCTGAAACTACAGGTCTTTTGCCTGGTAATGAATCGTTTACAACTGTGTTGCTCATAATAATAACTGTTTATATATAAGTATACGCTAAATAAAAAGTAAAGCCAACATTTCTGCTGGCTTTTCCTTATAAAAGTTTTGTGTGTATTAGTATTCCAATACGCAGTAGTCTACTGCTAGAGTTAATGATATCTCAACTTGAGTCTCAGTTGACCAATCTAAGTCACCAAAAGTTGCGGTCTTAACATAAGCACCTTTCACCTTCCAGTTCTCAATCTTGTCACCTACAGGACCTAATACAAAGATATCAAAGTCTTTTTTGTAGAAGTCTGCATATCCATCACGACCAGTTACGGATTCGTGTTGAGTACGTACCCATTCCATTACGGCTTGGGCACCTGATGGTACGATGGGATCGTATAACGTCATTGTAATATCTCCCCACTTACACTTTCCTTTTACTTTACGGATAATGTTAATGTGGTCTAGTACTACCTCACCGCATTCGATCATTGGACGGGATACCTTCTTCATAATGAAAGAAGGTATGCCATCAACTTGTAATATGAATCGATTCTGTACCTTAGGTTCGTAAGGTGTGTAGAATATTTTATCGTTTTCTATTAGATTTGCCATTTTGCTTTATTTGTTATAAATATCTCGATTATGCG